TTACGGTTGGTCTATGTATACAGTGTCATCGCCATATTTAACAGACAATGTCACTTTCCTATCTAATCGTCTTTTGATCAATTCCTCTGTAAACTTCCACCTAACTGGGTCACTCTCTAATTTATGCATTTTAGTGTATTTTTCTTTTTCTTCATCTGTCATTAAATCTATAAATTGCACTGTACTAGGTTGCATTTGTAACGCTTTTTCAATCATTCTGTGAGTATCTATTCCGTGTACCATAGTATCACCTCGATTAAATGATATCATAAAAAAGCCCTACATAATTGCAGGGCGAATATGTATCGAGTGAAGGCAAGGAAGAAGTCTCCTGCGGGACCAATAGTCAGATATATGGCCTCTGCCGGGCTATATAGTTCACTCCTACTATATACTATAGACGTTAAGCATGTACATGGAAGAAAGAACGGCATAGAGAGTTGACTTTCTTCATACTCAACTATAATACCTTTTAAATTTATATTCAATAGATGTGACTAATTTTTGCTTTTTTTGTTAAAAATAGTTAGTTTTGGTTAGTTTTAGTTAACTGAATTTATATAAATTAATAACCACCCAGTGACATGCATGGGTGGTTAGGAAATGTAATAATTACTATTCTAATTTTTAGCATGTATATATGTATATTAGCATAAAAAAAGAGACAAGCCCCACATTTAGCAGGAACTTGCCGTTGATCATGTAAATTATAACATAAAAAGAGTGCACACCACTATGTATCCGAGGACGGTTATACGCCTTTATACTTCTGATAATTGAGCACGGACTACACAGGTTTACGTGTGCACTAAAAATTCACTCTTTTTCTTCATAAATTTTCGAGTTGTAATCTAGTATTTCTTTGGTAGAGCTGAAAATGTACTTAAAAACAACTAAAATTATTGCAAATAAATTTGCAAAACTAACTGATACTATAGTTATGATTACTTTATAATCTAGCTTTAAAGGGTTCCAATAAAGTATCAAAGTCAAATTCAAAATGATTAAAAAACCAACAAAGAAAAAGGTGCAGATCGAAATTTTTCTAGCTTTTCTTTTGAAATCGAGTTCCTTTACAATGTGAGAATTTATCATTTCTTTGTGAGTTTGAATATCTTGTAAGTTATCTTTTTTCGTTTGTTTTTCGTTTGTTTTTATTTGTTTCACTATGCTTTTAGAAAATTGAGAGTTATGATTTAGTTTTACTTCATCAATCTCTTTAAGAATTTCTTCTAAACTTTTTTTATCTTTACTCATCAATCAAATTCTCCTTGAATGATTTTCAACAACTGTACATTAGCAAAACTCTCACTTACATTAAATGCCACTGCAACTCTCTTTTTTATTTCTTCTAATATAATTGGATTTTTCTTTAATTCTTTTGTGTCTCCAATAATATCTTTTAAAAGTTTGTGTGGCAACAATAACTCTGACGCAAACTCATTAGCTTGAATTTCTTTTATATCTGAATAATCATTACCAAGCGGTGATTTTCTAAACAAGATTTCATATTTATCTTTATTCAACCCTTTTGAACGATTATCTAACCAATTCCAATGCATGATAATATGCCCGAATTCATGTGCCATAGTGAATCTTTGTCGTGGTAAAGGTTCGTTAGCATTTATAACGATTTCAGGGGCACCATTCTTGTTGACAATAGAGTAGCCACTTATGAGACTAGGCACTTCAAAACCGTCCATGTTGCTATAAAAAACTTTAATACCAAAAGATTCTATAAACTCTTCTAAATTGTGAATAATATCATAAATGTCTCTATTTTCATCTCTTTCCATTAAGGAAATAGCAACCTCTCTTGATAAAACTTTAGATCTATTAACCATGTCAATCATAGAGCACCCCTCCTTTGTTCTAATTATATATTATAATTCTTGTTTTTTGTAAATTATTTTGCCTCACAAAAAAAGAGGCTAACCGTAATGGCTAGCCTTCGAATTACATTGCACTTAAATGATACAAATCAATTATAGCACATTATGACCATTTTATACTTCCCCAATACTTCTCATTTTTGATTTTTTCTGTTTTGTCAGTAATAGGGCAAACGGCGCAGTAGAAGTATGACTTGCTAGAACCTGGTGCTTGGTACTTGAATCTAATCCACCAGTATTTGTCCTTTTTAATAACTTGATCAAACTTAACCCAGTCATTTTTATTGTAAAGCCATGAACCCTTGTCTACTTCTTCTCCTTTTAATCCAGGTTGACGACGTACTTTAATAGCACGGTCAGGGTAGAATGTACCTTTCCAACTCCATGAAATACGGTTAACTTGTGATTTACCCGCTAAAGTACCGCCAATAGGTTTACCGTGAATAGCCCCTGCGATGTCTCGACAATACTTATCCGTGTTTTTCTTGATGTAATCCATATCGTTTTTATTTGTGATAAATCCTAACTCTGCCAGTCTGTAATTGACGTTAAGTTCTGCCGATACATTTACATTCAATAAGTCGTTACGTGGTGTCACGCCTCGAATTTGCCCTAAATTAGACTTAATAACGGATTGTATTCCATTGTCTATCGTGTCGGCGTTGAATTGATTAGAAATAATCACATGCCCCCCGCTTGCACTAGCGCCTGCTGCATCTAAGTGGAATTCAACAACAATATCGGGCTTTTGATTGCGTTTAAGCCAGTAGAACCCGTAATCTTTTTTGTTACCTAAACGTTGGCCATATGCGGTATCTTGATACATGTCTTGCGTCATGTTAGAACCGCCATATAAATAAACGTCATGCCCTGCACTACGTAAGTATTTAGCCACATTCGGCACAATATTTTTGCGAATAAAATCACGTTCATTTGTTCCATTACCAACGGCGCCAGGATCATTGTAACCATGGCCAGGTACAAGTGCCACTTTAAGTTTAGTCGGTTTAGGCGTCTTGCTAGGTAAAAGGTTAGTGATTGATTTCTTAGTTGCGTAATTTAAGCGGATAAACCACATAGGGTTATCGTAATAATGCCAACGGCGTGTAGCGGATTCCCAACCAGGACGACCATTTACAAACCCGCCACCTTCCCAGTTCTGCTCGACTACTTCAAAGCTATTCAAAGTCGCTTTAGTTACTACCGCAACATGCCCTGCGCCACTTCCGTAGCGTCCATTAAATATAACTATGTCGCCTGGTAATGGTAAAAAGTTAGGTGTATTCTCGTATACTGTAGCTATATTACGTAATAATTTTGCATTATCAGTGTGTATATTTTTAGCGTGCATTCCACTTAATCTGTAACCAGTCATATAATTGAAGTAACTGTTAGCGTAGTCGTAACATTGATAGCCATATGCATTATCGAAGTCGTATTGCTTACCTACAGAGTTATTAATCCATTTTATACCTTCATCAATCGTTCTCATTTAACCACCTCAAAAAAGAGAACCCCTAAAGGTTCTCCTCAATTTCAACTGGTTCGATAATGTCTTTTTGAGGCATAGCACCAGTCGCTTTAATATATTTTTGTTCCGCTTTATACTTTTTCATTTTTTGATTTGCCCATTGTGCCTCTTTAGTATTAGGGTTGTTTTTGTACGCCATGTACAAGCCCATAACCGTCATCAATAAAGACGATATATCTTCCTCGCTAATCACTGGTAAAGGGTTGATACCTTTTGTTGTTAAGTACTGATTGACTAAAGCTAAAATTAAAACAATGTAACGTGCTACTACTTTAATATCCATTCCATTCATCTCCTTAAATTAAAAAGCCAACCATTGAAGGTCGACTAAAGAATAAACGTTGCTGTAATTGGGAAAAAGTCATTTTCAGTTAATGTTGTATTACCTGTAGACGTTCTGAATAATTCAACAACTCCACTAGCACCTACTGTCCATCTTGCAAAAGATGCTACACCGCCACTTTTTGTACTTGTGTTCTGAACAAAAGGGGTATCAGTTGTAACCAAACTGCTAATGTTGCTAGGTAAATTGGCAATAGTAATAGGCGATGTTGTAATACCTTTAACTGCACCTTTGAGAGCTAGTATATTTACTCCATCTAAATTAATTAATCGGTATTTAGGTGTGTATGATGTACTATACTCTTTAACGCCATTAATTAAGGTGAAATCTAGCCAACCCGTATCAGATTTTACAGGAGATACGCCAGCAGGACCTTGTGGACCAATGGGACCAGTATCGCCTTTAGGTCCAGTTAACCCTTGTGGTCCCATTTCTCCTTTTGGACCGGGTAAACCTCGTTCTCCAGTTTCACCTTTTAATCCTTGTGGACCGGGAGGACCTTGTATACCTGTTTCACCTTGAGGGCCAATAGGACCTTGCTCACCCTTGTCTCCCTTTGGTCCAGGTTCTCCTTGTGGTCCTTGTTCTCCGCGTGGGCCGATAGGACCTTCAACTCCTTGTAAACCTTGCGGGCCAACCTCGCCCTTTTCACCTTGTGGCCCAATCGGGCCAGCGTCTCCTTTAACACCTCTGAAAGTATCTACGTTATCATTTAAATATTCCATTACATCTGATTTTAATTTCGGTTCAAAGTCATCGCCTAATAACTGAATTGCATTCTCTTTGATGATGCGACGGACAGTATCGTCTACTAATGTTACAGACACTTCTTTGGTTACAACAGAATCAATTCCACTATCACTTATATTGAAGTGAAAAGTAACTACATGAATGGAATTAGCATCGTCTGTTAAGAATAGCTTACCAGTCACCTTACCAACATGCTTAATCACGTCTTTACTTATATTATATTGAATCAATCCGTTTACTTGTGAAACAATCTCGACTGATTCATTAACAAATATCGAACCATCTTCACAGAATAAATCTAATTTAGGTTTTAACGTCGTTTTGCTTAGGTCTAAAACTGAACCTTTCCAATTAATACTTATCCGTATAGAGGCAGTACCTAAATCCTTAGTATAAAAATTGGCGTCAATATTCCCTATATCGACACCCTGCTCATTGATTTCCGCTTTAATATCTTTATTTTTATAAATCACTTAACCACCTCATCTATATTGATCGCGTGTATAAAACATTCCGCTTGTTTTTATGATTTTATAATAATCATGTATTGTAGTTGCTTGATGTTTACACCAATTTATATCAGTTGCATATTGATGTGTAGCAGGGTTTTTAGGGTTCCATCTCATACGGTATAACGTATTTTGTCCTTTATCGATATAACCCTCACGCACAAATTTAGCACCGCCTACAATCGCTTTAGCTGGTGTAGTCCAACCTTCGTTTCTAGCAAATGTTATAGCGTTGTTTGGATTGCTATCGAAAGCACCAATGCCAAAGTAGTTATACACTCCATAACGTCCACTAGCAAAGTTTGATTTACCATGTCCGCTTTCAAGTAAAGCGTGTGCTATTAGATAGATTTCATTAACTTGATATCTTTTACAACCGTCTGCAAATGCTTTACCCTGTCCACTTAAAGTACCTTTACCAGAAAGTAATTGATTTAATTTACTAACAGGTATCCCTTGATATTTGCCTAAATTCAACATTTGATAACGTTGCTTCGAATTATTCCAAATGATAGTAGGATTCATAGCATTGCTAGTTTGGGTTCTGCTCGCATGATGCCAGCCCCAACCACTATTTATTTGAGGTGCTACACGCATTTGCCTTTCTAGTGCCTGACCAAAAGTGTATTTGCTTTTTTCTACCACAATTTTAGGTGTAGAAGGTGTTGTTTTAACCACGGATTTTGATGTATTGGCGGTTTCTTTCTTCGCTTCATTTTGTGCAACAATATCTTTATTTTTATTATTAACAATCGTTTTTATTTTGGATTTAGTCACTTTATATTCAGCTTTATTCACTAATAAGTTATCTTTGTTGGCATATAATCCAACGGCTGATTTTGCCAATTCTTCCAACTTTTCTTTTGGTGGGAATCCATCTTTTATGAAATCCCAATTAACATGTTCTTTCAGTGACCGCCACATTTGTTTGTCGACTTTAATGTTTTTAAAATTTAAATCAATTTTATACTGCTCTAATAATGTAGCTCCGATAATCATTGCCCATAACTCATTTAATATAAAACCCTCTTTATCATCGCTATAGTCACCGCATACTTCTATTACAATATTGTTAGGGTCATTCGGATACTCGTAATCATTGGGGCGTGGTTGCCATATAGCTAATCTGTCGATGTAATAATGCGGGTAATCATTTGAATTAATATATTTATTTCGGTCATTGTATAAATCACTAACCGAACGCATAGAGTGCGCATTGCGTATTGTAATTCCTTTTACCGCCCCAGTACGTCTTTGTCCCCACGCAACAAAATGCTCGAACCTATCAGGCGTGCCAAAGTCATCACGCTTAGTGGTGTATACAATTTCAGTAACCTCTTTAAATCTGACTTCTGGCTTAGATGGTTCCGCTTTTTCAAGTTGTACTTTTTCTTCTTCAGTTAATACTGGTTTACTTGGCGGTTTAGGCGTTGGTTTAGTAGGTTGGTCTATAATAACTGGCGCTTTTTTATAAGGAGGTCTAACAAAGTGAGTTACACCGTTGTAGTTGTGTGTGATTTTTTGAGCGATACTACCAGTCCAGTTGGCTGTGTACCAATTCTGATCGATACTAGTAAACTTACTTGTACTACTAGGACCTACAACAATTGCTACATGCCCTGGATTACTTCCAGCCCATACCGCCCAGTCACCTGGTAACGGAACAAAAGAAGGGGTATTTCTGTATATTTTAAAATTATATCCTCTATAATTACTTTTAATGGCCATCGCATTGGCGTTGCCCCATGTTGTGAATCCCCAATACCTTTTAAGTATATAGTTGGGTAAATCCCAACATTGCATACCATAATAACCATCGACGTCAACACCTCTGCCGCGCTTGGCAAGGTCAGACGCCCATTCTACAACATCTTTAGCGGTTGGTTTACCGCTAGTTGGTAAGGCCATGACATCACTTCTCTTTCATAAAAATAGCCGACACCGAAGTGCCGACTCTTTTCAAATATTATTTACATCTACCGAACCAAAAGCAACTCCAAAAGCTATATCCAAATAGCACGGCAATCACCTCCTCAAATTCCAAATACAGTACGTAATATCGCAATGATTAATGAACCTACAATAGTACCTACTAAGCCAATTACATACATCTTCATTTCACGTATGTTCTTCTTGTTTGTTTCTTTATTCTCTTTGTCAATTTCTCTTTCTCTGTTGATTGAATCCAAAGTAAAATCCATCTTCTGATTGATAAGATTTTGACCGTGTTGTGCATCTTTTATTTGTTCCAAAGAGTTGAATATTTTTTCGTCGTTTTCTTCTAAACGGGACAACCTCCGTTCAGTTTCTCTTTGGTAGTTGTCTACCATTTCATCACTTCCAGTCCGTTATTTAAGCAACATACTCTACTCCTGTAATTTCTTTGTATTGCTCTGGCGTAATCCATTCTGCCCTTACAAATACTTTAAATTTTTCATTTGTATAAACACCTAAACTGTACATATATTTAAGACTTCCGAAACTCATTTATACTTCCTCCTTTGTAGCAAGTGATACAGACAATTCTGCTGTGACTTTTTGTAAATTTTTGATTTCTAAATCTTGCGCCGCGATTTGTGCCATCAATTCTGCAACTAACATATCTTTGTTAGGCGCTACTTCTTCAGGCTCGTGTTGCTTTTCGAATTCTTCTTTAGATGTGCCAATCCATTTATTTTGATGTTGATCAAAATAGAACGGCTGATATAGTCCATCCGGTACTGGCACATCAGTGTATTCAAATTCCGGATATACACTTTCGCCATCCTTATCTATAAAAACTAAAAATGGTTGGCCGTTATCCACGTTATAAACTACTTTTTCTACATTCAATTTATTCACTCCTTAATTATCAATCCAATTCATTTCGCCATATAAATAACCGGTTTTAGTGTTCCACCCACTCGTTTCTCCGTTAACATAAAATCTCACTTCACCAGAAGGGCGAATTGTTACATATCCACCTGCAAACGCGCTAGATACTGGTACACGTACAGGAAATGACTGTGAATATTTTGTAAATGTAGGTGGGAGTTGAGCCACAACTTGCCCACTAGTGACGTTCGAACCATTTAAACGTAAATAGTTGGTAGTTACACCTCCGCTTACCACTTTGCGGTAAGCGCATTTAAATCCAGTTTGTTCGCTATCACTATTAAATGCGGAATTAGATACTGCACCATTTATCAATAAAAATTCAATCCAACCTGTGTCATTATAATCAAAGTCTACTCGTTTCCAATCTGACCATGAAGTATAAAAATATTTTAACCATACTTGTGTTGAATTGTATGGTCTATAAGTAATTCGCTTTACTGCTTCACTTCGTTTTTCTACCCTTGCAAAACCTGAACGAGATGTTGCCTCTTCTATTGGTACATCGTTTAAATAAAAACAACCAGATTCCAAATTATGAAGTTTATCGATACTCTGTTCCAAATAAATAGTGGGATATGTCCCGTCATCCTTGGTAATTTTATATTTTTGCCACTGTAAGGCATCAATTTTACTTTCTACATCACCAGCGGTTGCAAAACCATTATTTTCGTATGCAGTGTTGAATTGATGGATCTTTTCATCAATGTAACTTATAGATTCATTCTTTTTATTATCTAAAATTTGTGAACTTTCATCTGCTTTAGATTGAATATTTGAAACTGCGCTATCTTTAGTTTCGATTGCACTTTTTTTGTATTGTTCAAGTAATTTTTTCAATTCGCTAGAAATATTGGCTGAAAGACGATCAATAGTAGAGACTGCTTCATTTTTAATCGTCTCTAATTTCTGAATAGCAATAAAACTGGCATCTTGAACACGAATTACATAGTCCTCTAAATTATCAACAGCCTGTTTTATATCAGAAACTTTTTGTTCTAAGGCGTTCTTCATGTCATCGAACATTCTGAAATACTTTACTTTAATATCACCTTTGATTTGGTTAGGAAGTGCATCGTCTACTCTAAAACTAAACTCACCTAAAGTTGCGATGTCTGTATTTCCATTTACAGCTAATAAAATTTGCCCCTTACATTCAGTGTTAGTTGCTGCTTTCAAAAACTCATTTGGAACAGTAGCAGCTACAATTCCGCTTTGAGAATCAATAATTTCTAAATCGAGTTGACCTGACATACTGCCATTCGATGATTTAAGCCATAAATAACCAGTTACATTAACAGGTCCTAACTGATAGGGGAACCCGTCTTTGTGAATGATAAAGTGCATTTTAGCAGTGTTGCTATCAGTATTATAAAAACCTATCTTCGTATTCGAGATAGGTTTGTAATAAGGTGTATTTTCCTGTTTTAAAATTGCTATCTTATCTAAATTAGGCATTAGTGATTACTCCTTTCGTTACAGGGTGAACGTAACATACAGCCACGCCATAACCTTTGCTAGCGTCATACGGCGTTGTTACTTCCATAACTCTGTAGTAGCCATTTACGTTATCTTTAGTACCTTTACCGTTCTTAGCACGTAGCCAGTCCCCTTTTTGTACGGTATCATCAACTGCAATATAGATTTGACCAACCAAACCAACAACGTTCCATTCAGGACGTTCTGCACGTGATTCATAGTTTTCATTCTCGACATAATCTTCTCGTTCTACAGGCGCATCAATGTATTCTGAATACTCGTTACCTTTATCATCAGTCCATGTTTTTAGTTGTTTTTCGGTGATAATAACACCAAAGTCATCACGCTTAAATCTGTCTTTGTGATGGAATATTTGGTCACCTAAAATGATGCCTGCAGTACCTGAAATAACACCTAACGGTACATCGTTATCTTGGCATTTACGAATATAACGTCCTTCTAAAGTAACAATTGTCCCGTTGGCAATCGCCTGACCTGATTGTGATTCGAAATACTCCGCATAATCGGCAAAGTTATTGCTAGTTGTTACTTGTCCTGCGGTTTTAATATTACCGCTTGTTGATGACATATCAATTTTGATATTAGCTGTACTTGCACCATTTGCACCATAACCTAGCAAGAATGCATAGTTACCACGTGATTTAACACCACGACTATTAACAATTGTTTGACAATAACTACCTGGAATAGTTTCTGATTCGAGGGAATTGATTACCGCACTACGTGAGCCGTGTGCTTGTGAACCCATACCTACACCTGCAATCCATGAACGAGCGCTGTGGGCGTATGAACCGCCAGTTGAGGCTAATGCTGCACCTACTTCAGATAAGGCGCCGCCACCAGTGACACCAGCAGACAAACCACCTTTTAAAACTGTTGGTACTTTTGAATATTTCTTTTTACTGATTACAGCTTGATTAGTATATCCTTCTGCTTGTACACCGATGATTTCAGCCGTATTATTGTACATCTCAATCGCGTTACCTGTTCCAGTACCTATTAAATTAGCGCCAATAATCTTAGTATCGTAAACCTGACCGCCACCCGCAATACCAATGTATTTAGAAGATTTGAATAGGTTAACGTTAGCAAAAGTAACTTTTTTAGGTCTGTTCGCGCCACCCATAATTTTTAAATCGGCACTAGCCTCTGTAAAACCTTGAATGTTGACGCCATTAAATATAACATTCTCTGCTCTAAATTGAACAACGACCACTGGTTGTTTAGCAGTCCATTTAGAGTCACCTAAAGCACTAAAATTGTTTACTAATACATTGCGATACGCACATACAACGATAGCACGTGGCGTAGTATTAGGATAAACTTCATTGAACTGTGGATATACTGCACTACAGTTATTTAACACTACATTGTAAGCAGTCTTAGATTGAGTGTCACTTGCTCTGTGATGCCCAATGTGTCGAATATTATAAGCTCGTGTGTCACGTATAGATAAATGATTGTTAACAAATACATTTTGAGGCGCACACGCTGGTTCATGCGCTTTAATCTCAAGGCCACCGTAGTTATTTTCTGATTTGTTATCAGAAAGAAAAATAAATTGTGAACCGTCATCAATTTCAATGCCGTTGTTATTACCTCCACCAACTGGATCATGTGAATAACAATCTGTAATCAGAATGTATCTACTCCAGTGAGTAGTTATGCCATCATCACCAAAGGTATGCGTTTCGCAATTATTCACATGCACATATTTACTTTCCAGTAGCTCACTCGGTCTAGCACCGTCGCCACCATAAAAGTATTCGTCTACGCCGTATGTGACGTCGATACCATGTAGTAGGTTGTTATAGGATTTAATGTTGTAAATATAACCGTTCTTAACGCCTGCGAATCTTACGCCACTGGAAAGCGAACCACCTGCAGGTTTCAACGTTCCACCTTGTCGCCCTCTATTACCATTTACACTAAAATTCTCAATAGCAATATTCTTTGCGTTGCCACCCATTGTTAGGTTAGTAACTACAATTGCATCTGCAGGCGCATCATCTGCTAGTTTAATTGTTGTAATATCTTTACCTTGCCCAACTAATCTAGTGTTGTTAGGTAATCTCAAACCATATACTTTGTAGGTACCGCCCGACATAGTAACTTGTACATTACCGTTACCAAAAGCTTTTCTAAATGCTTCTGTACTGTCTTTAACACCTGTAGGGTCGGCTCCAAATTCATCGACGTTCACTACCCGATTAATTTTATCTAATAAGTTTTTCAAACCTTTTTCTCGGTCGTTTTTTTCACGCAAAAAGTCGTGTTTCAATCGCTCCTCCAATGTGTTATGTTGGATTGCGTCAATTGATACACGACTTTGTCTAATTTCTTGTTGACCATTCCCTAATGCACCTAATACTAAATGGTCATTAACTTCGTTCTGATACCTTAACTCGTCACCGACGTTAGTCTTTTGACCTTTTTTAGTGTAGTGAGTTACATTATCAGAATTATGAGCATCTTTTTCATTTTTTCTATGATATTCAATATCGTCTGTTATTCCCTCGAAAGCATTCTCAATCTTTTCGTAGTTGCTCTCATTTTGACTTATAAATTTATCGTTAAAGAATACATCTAATTTTTTAAATAAGTTTAATTCCAATCATTAAACCTCCTTAGCTACCAATTGGCCACTTGTATTTACTGTAATATTGTATTTTTTTCCATTTTCTCCTGTAATAATTAAACTGTTGGTATTATGTTGAGTAGTATCACTAATCTTGTCTAATTTGACCTTATCCTCTTTGCTCATTAGTCCGTTAGTTGATTGTGTAGCGACTTTCATAGCGTCCATATTAAAGCCATCGCCATTCATTAAAACTGTATAATTATTCCCAGCATCATTACTACTTTTAATACCATCTTTCATATACGACAAATACTTACTACCGTCTTTAGCGTGTATACCTAATCCGTTATATTCTAATGCGCCAGAAGTTTCGGTCACTTTAGTTACTGTTTTAGCAGTCGCATCAATTTTTTTGGAAACAGAATTTATAGACCTAATACCAGTGCTACCACCACCTAATCCATTAGCTAGGGTAGCTGCATTGTTAACACTTTTTTGATAACGGTCACGCCGTCTTTGGTCTCCTAATACAACATCTTGACTTATAATTCTGTTATGAGCATCACGTTTAGTCTTAATCTCAATGATGCGCACCTTATCGTTTACATCGATAATATCATCACGCACTGGTACTAAATCACCAATACGTGGTATTGCGTCAGGAAATTGTTCTCTTAAACTCACAAAATCTAGTGACAAAGATGTTTTTAACGACTGATCAATTATTGCTTCTATTTCTCTTTTCATCAGTTCAGGATCTTTAATTCTTCCATCTATTTTAGGTGGAGCATCTCGCTTGCCGATAACCTTGGCTAGTGGATGTGTATACTTTACACGTAAACCACCTTCTAGGAAGTTACCATCTTCTTCGAAATCTCCGTAACCCTCAATATAGGTGTATACTTCGCTAGCATCTTCTTCTAACTTTATGTTGTTAGCATTTACCTTGCTTGAAATATAATATTTAGTTGTATTACTCACAAAAGGCTTTAAAGTGAAAGTCTTAGTTGTTGCATCATACTCGTATTCAAGTCCGTAGCGGTCTAAACCAGCTTTAAACATGTCATACCTGGACTCGCCTTCCCCTGCATTTTCCCAACGGCTAGAAGGCACATGTATTGGTATACTGTATTTATATCCAGTGCCTTGAAATATAAGTTTGAAATATTCCTCAACTGTAAAACTCCCAGTAACGTTAGAATAAATACGGGACACCATTAAATCGTCTATTTCCTTTTCTCTCGCTGTAATACTTAAATATTGCTTATCACCTTTACTTTTACGGTCAATAATAGTGATTACATATATCTTCTTATCATCTGCACCAGCAACTTTGTGTACCGTCCACATCTTCGATACCGCACTAATAAGATCGTGCGTATTTTCATTTTCTATAATATCGAAATTTAAACTACCGTCATCTTTTAATTTTTCGTTTACAACTGTTGGAGCATAAACAGGGTAGCCTTTACCAACCCTATTTTTTATTAGAAATGGCAAAGTACCACCACCTACCTATAATAAAATTTCATATCGAATACAATTTTTTGGACAGTTTGATTAATAGTGAAGTAATTCCACCCGAAATCAAAATATGGTTGAGACAAACGAGTGTAGTCATCGATTGATACACCGTTTCTATAAGTTTGTAGTCCGTCGAACTTTATAGTGTCCCCTGCTTTTAAATTTAAACCTTCTATCGTCATTACTTCTGAATGTTCAAGATTCCAACTAAACTTTTTAGTATCCTCGCCTAGTGTTATTGTCACGACTCTATCAAATGTAAATTGGTCGATTGGCTTTGTACCGTAATAATAGACGTTGCCTGAATTAACATTCTCGAAAGTGTATTTACGTTTAGCGCTACTCACTGGCATTTCTATGCCCATATCTGTAGACCATAAATAATTGGTATCTAGTTTCTCTAAATTTAAACTTCTACCAATACTTTGATAATAAGGCGTTTCAGAAGTTTCAAATTGCAACTCTATTTCTCCGCTAGTACGATTTGTATCATAGTCACCAATGTTAACCAGTCTAAATTCTAGTTGAAGTCCGCTTGCGTAGTTTAAATTAAATTCAAAGTCAGGTTCGTTAAACCCTTGAAAAGGTATTTCTACTAACGCAGGTACAAGTTCACGCAAATAAAACTTACCACTAAAAAGTGTGGCAAGTTGATTCCTTAAATGTATAGCTTGTGCTAACTTATCTACATTGTACTCAAGTGTTAACACCGCTTTTCTAGCGCTTTCCTTAACCCCAGTGTGTAATCGACCACTTAAACGTTCGATTTCTTCATAACTGTATTCGCGATCAATATCACTTATATTCAGTGATTTAACAGTTACTCTGTTGTTAGTAAAAGGGTTGTCTGAGACCCTGTACGTTTTATTGCTTACTACTTCTACATCTCTAACAATCAACTTACCACCACCTTATGTGTAGAATTCATTACTATCTAAATCTCTTATTGTATTTCTGATTAAATCAATGTCACCTTCGTTAGTAACTTGTATATTTACTACTGGTTTATTTGCCTCTGCTAGCGTGTGTTGGACATCGTCAGTTAAGAACCCGTTCAAATCACTAGCGATTGAACTATTCAAACCACTTAAATCCATAGAAGGTATTAAACTAGCATCGAATGCATTTAACATTTGGCTGGACACATTTTTTACTGCATCAACCGCTTTATACGCCTGATTAGCTATACCTATACCTAACCCTTGTGACACAAACATACCAATTGATTTAAATTCTTTTGATGGAGATGCAATACCTAATACGGATTTAGCTTTATCTAATGCGCTTTTAGCTACGTTATAAGCTGCATCTACAACCCAACCTATACCTGCACTAATACCATTAGCTAAACCTTCCATTAGATATTGTCCAACTTCAGAAAAATTGCCGAAGAAGTTACGGATTGTGTCAACTGCATCTTGCATTCCTTTTCTACAAGACTCGACGACGTCCCAAAACTTCTGAACTACCGCATTCCAAAAGTTATGCATCGCTTGTCTTATAGACTCAACCCATTGACTACCACCTGAAACTATTCTGTTGTAAGCTTCGGACATTTTAGAACCAATTGTAGCAACCGTTTCGCTGAACCAAGTTGAAACGGAATTCCAAATTTGTGTTACGTATTTAGTGGTGTTAGACCAAATTTCAGACCAACTAGACACTGTATTACCAGTAATCCTACTATATGTGTCAAATAAGAATTGTTCGATTTGAGACCAAATTGATTGGATACCTGCCCAAATAGTTTGGCCAACATTCGAAATTGTTGTTTGTAAGGTTAACCATGCTCCTGAAAAGTCGCCAGATAAAAACTGAATAAATGCTGTGAAAAGACCAACTACTAATTGGATTGTCACAGAAATAATAGTACCTATTGCAGTAAAGACTACTGAAACTATAGTCCACAAGCCACCAAATACGGTGATTAGTGTATTTATAGCGGTCACAAAAACGACGCCTAAAAATTGTTGGGCGAATTGCCCTATTTGCTGAAGGATTGGCATTATTGGTTGTAATGTTTCATTCACTTTTGTAAATAAATCGGTTAACCATTGTTGTATACCTGCTATCGCATTACCGATGCCGTCCCTTAACATATTCCACGCATTTATAACTGCCGTTCTAAAATCTTCGTTTGTCTTCCACAACCATACAATAACACCAACTAAAGCTGTTATAACTCCTATCACTATCCACACAGGTGCAGATATTCCAGCTAACGCTCCACCTAATAATGGCAAAGCTCTTGTAATAAGTCCGATTGGTTTAGTAAGTAGCATAAATGCGCCTTTGAGTAAGTTTAAAGCCCCGCTCAATATACCTGCATTTTTAACAAAACCAAAAATAAATCTTCCAGCTTGTAGTAACGAAACGCCAAATACATTGCCTAGAATTGAGCTAATAAACATTATAGGTGCCATTAATGCCCAAAACGCACCACCTAGAATAGTTAAGATTCCAAAGAATCGTGCTACATTAGGGTGTGCTTCAAATAATGCGGCTGTAAATTCTACAATTTTACCTATAACTTTAAGTAATGCGCTTGCTATTGGTGCCATTGCAGTACCAAATGCTACTAGTACCCTTACAATATCTCCAATAAGTTTCATGATCACTGGGCCATTTTCTTCGACATATTGCACAAACTTCTTAAATCCTTCTGAATTGCCTACTGTTTCAGACCATTCACGGAATTTAGCAGTCATTTTTTCTAGCCACTTGAATATATTGGTAGAGTTTTGCCCAAAGGCTTTAAGTAAGTTATTAATACCAGCAAATGTATTTTTAAAAATATTACCGATTATAGGTAGATTAGTCTTTGTATACTCCATGAACTGTTTAATAGCGTTTTGCCCTTTAGCACTATTAACCCATTTATTAAAATCTTCGCCTATTCTACGTAGCCATTGTGATGACCATCGGAAAAGTGGCATCAATTGTGTAAACATACTTATCATACCTGCGCCAAATTGACCGCCTGCACGTAGTAAATCTCCAAATATAGCTACACCAGTTGTACCCATTTCTTTAAAGAAACGCTTAGCAACTTGGTTTGTTTTAGCCCATTTAAGAACGCTAGCGCTTGCTTTTTCCATTTGTGATGCAACACCACTAAAAAATGGATTTAACCCTTGTAGAGCAACTTTAACGGCATTTAAGCCATTGGTCATTGTATTAAAAATTTGAGCTTGATTTTGTTTAATAATAGATGCCCACGTATCCTTAACGCCTTCTAAAGCACGTTGATAATCTCTAGTTTCATTTGTCGCTTGTAGCGTACCTTTTTCGAGCATAGTTAATGCACTAATAGCCATAGCACCAAATCCAACAAAACCACCTGCCGCTATTGCTAAAGCTCCTGATAAAGCAACTGCACCACCAGTTACAACCTTTAACGCATTACCTACAGCCATAATAGCTGGAACTAATCCTGCAATTACAGGTATTAACGCTTGAAATGATGCTATAACCATACCTTTGATTTGTTGGCTGAACACAGTACCAAACGAACGGATACGCCCAGCTAAATGGTCCATCTTGTCACTAAATTCTCCTAAAGCACGTCCACCGTTATGCCAAGTTTTACGCATCAAATTATTGATTTTACCGAAAGATGTTCTTGCTTGTCCTTCAATACGGTTGAACTCTTTAGTAAATTTGTTACCTAATTTCCAACGTCCTGAATCTATATCGAAGTCATGTTTACCTAATTCGATTAAATCTTCTCTAAAACCCTTTAAAGCCATTTCCGCTGGACTAGCATCTAGATCTAGTTTGACTACATGCTTCCTCCATGCTTCAACAGTTTCTTTTGTAGCTTTATATTTAACCATTAATTCTTCGTTACTTAATTTTAAATCAACTTTGTGTTGTCTAAATCTTGCAACTTGCGCTTTAGCTTTTTCTAAGTTAGCAGTATATTCTTTAGTAACCATACCTAAATTAACAGAATGCTCTCGCCATTTTTGAGCCATTGCTTTTGCTTTTGTTAATGCTCTTTGAAACTTATTTGTGTTAGCGGTAATCTCTGTTTCAATTTCATTCGGCACAGCTGTTTTAGCTAATCTTTGAGCCTTACGTACACCACGTTCAAAGTTACTGATTATCGCATTAATACGCGCAACAAAGTTTGTATCCATATTACTCTCCTTTCTTTTTGAAGAATAACGCATCAGCCTCTTCAATTTGTCGTTGTCTTAATGACTTACGTTGTTCAATAATCTTATCTCTATCGTGTTTAATTTGTTGAACATTCTTACCTAAATTCTCACGTGTTTTAGCAATCTGCTTAAGCATTGGTTTAACACCTTTTTTACTCTGTGCCATTGCATTAGCAGTTGCTTGATGCAAATTAAACTCTAGTTGATCTAACTCACGCTCTCTAGCACCCCTAATCCAATCTTGCCACTCTTTAGGTGTCATTAAATACAGCTCATCTGCGCTTATATAACCTAAATATTGGGCTGTTTTAATCCTGATTTCACTATAATTTAGTAAGGTTCTTTGCCCGTAAGAGTTGTGTATGTTGCTTTCATAAACGGAAGTGCGTTCTTCGCCTCTTCTTTGTCCTCTTCTTTGACTAACTTCGGCGCTTGATTCATTTGGAACCAGAACATCTTGAACTCTTCCTTGAAAAAACCCGATTCACCTAATACTTGAATAGCACCTTGTAACAAACCAATCGTACCGTCTTTTTCTTCGATAACTTTTAAGATAGCGTCTTGGATATCTTCTTTTGAAGGGCGTTGTTTAATATGGGCTAGCGCGCAATCCCAAAACTCTACAATAGCAGTAGTCTTACGGTTTAGAATCCCTTGCATAATATGGTGATAACCCGATGCTTTATTCCCCTCTGAATCTTCTTTAGCGTACTTTTCAGCATGAATATCAAACATAAAGGTACCTTTTGCTTTATAAGTAATGTCATTAACTTCTAGTTCTGTAATCGGTTCAAACTTTTCTGCTTGGAATACATTTTGTTCGCTCATTAATGGATAACCTCACTTTTTCAAATATAAAAAAATAGGGGCGCAATGCCCCTTAACTTATTACAAATCTGAATCAGACTCATCTACATTGCTAACTGTAAAAGACTTGCTAGTTGACTTACGTTCTTCCAAATCTCCTGTGTATTCACCAGGTTTTTCAAATTCAACAGTAGTACCAGCAACTGAAGCATCTAACCATGATGGTGGCAATTCTTCGAAAACACCGTCAGCAGTGTTAAATTTTACTTTAACTGTTACTTCAATTGTATCTTCCTCATCATCAAACGAATTACCATACTCTTCAACAACTGTGTAACCAAATGCAGCATGATATCCATCTTCTCTTTTTTTCTTTTCAATTAACCAAACTTTGATTTGTTTGCGTTCTTTAATAGCTTTCTTAAATTGGTCTTGTCCTTTATCTCCAGGAATACGACCAAATGTTAAATTAATTTCTTCTGCTACAGATTGATAAGAGTAATCAGTCTTGCCTGCTACAATTTTTTCTGATAGCTCTGAAGAAATTTTAGTTTCGCCCTCTTGCAAGTCCGATACTAATAAACCCATAACACCGAGCGTATTATTAGTAGGTTCACACACAGCAATATAACCTGTACTCATTAGCTACACTCCTTCTTGTAAAGTTTTATGACGCACTCTGTATAGCAATCTCAATACGCCATGTTTTGTAAACTGATCTATGTCAGTAAATACTTGAGAATTATCTTTTTTAATCCAATCTATTTCGTAATCTCTAAAATCTAAATGTTGTCTGCATGCGTAATTAAGGTACTTAAGCAACTCTCTAGCCTCTGCACCGTTCTCATATTGGCTGTAAACATGAAATGTAATGCCAATAGTTTCACGCATACCTGGTGAGCGTTCACTCTCTGTTACATTCGATTCACCCACCACAATATATGGGTAAGCGACATCTTTTTGAACGCAATCAAAAACCCTACTACCGACTAATCTGTCAGTGATAGGGTTCTGTACTAAATTATTTATAACTTTGTAATATAAGAGTGGTTCTGCCGTTACCCACATATTAACAACTCCTAGCTAAAATATCGTTTGAATACTCTTCTGCCTTCGTCGATAGCAGGTTCCCAAAATGGCTGTGGCATTTGTCCGTAGGTAGTGTGCCATTTACCGTTAGGATCTTTATAAGTCCATGGTATTTTGTGCGCTCTACTTCCTTTTGTGGCATAAATTCCCGTGCCATAGTTTACGTACAATGCATAGCTACTGCCTATTTTTACAACACCAGTAAATCCACCATTTTCAAAATCAACAGTCGTTGATTGTCTCAAGAATCCAGTATCAACTGGCATTAAGTGAATCACAGTGTTATAGATTTTAAGTGTTGTTTTAGCAACCCCTTTTTTAACCCAATCTTCCATTTCTTCACGATAATCTTCCAACTCAGCCACAAGTGATTCAGCACCGTATTTAACCTTTGCCATACGGTACCTCCTGCAAACGAGTAAGATTGACTTCGTGCATACCACCTTGGTCTACTGGATAACCTATAATTTGGTAGATTCTACCCTCGTATTTAAAGTAATCTTCTGTATTTATTGGTATGTCATACCGAGTATATAGGTTTCTGTCGAAAGATTTACCCATTTGATGGTACTTAAGCGTTTCAGAAGTTGTAGGCGTGTCCATAAATCCGTTGAACGTTGTAACTTCTTCATAATTTACGATTGGATTGGGATAACTATTTACTTTAGTCTTTTTAACCTTAGTAATTGTATGGGGGTATTCGTCGAATGGATCAAACATATTACCACCTCAACTGACGTAAGGGTTTCAAATGTTTATATGTGGCTTTAGGTAATTCTGTAACAAATGTATAAGACACCGTGCCCATCGACCTACTAGCAATATTGCTGTTAGTACCGTATTTAATACTTTCAGCAATAAATTTACGTACACCGAATGGATAAGGTGCCTCAAATTGTTTGTTACAGTATTCCTCTGCAATTCCTTTGTAAAAAAGGATTAAATCTACTAATGTGTCGTCATTTGATGCGTCATCAGTAGGCCAACTATTAAGTCGTTTCACGTCGATTGGTAACATTATTCAGCACCTTCTAACGCCTCGACAAGTTCAGCTTTTTTCATATCGGAACATCCCTCAATATTACGCTCTTTAGCCAACTCTTTTAACTCTGCTACTTTCATATCAGAATAGTCTGTTGGCTCTTCAACACGCTTTATTGCAACAATTCCGCGCCGGTTATTAATTGTGGATAATTCAGTTAATCGTTCTTCACTTACCTGCACCCCTTTACGCGGGAATGTATCGCCCACATTGTACGGGTGACCGTTATCTTGACTGTCAGTAAAGTATTCTTTAACGATATACGTCACTATTAATCACTCCTTATAGGCTGTGTTCGTCTTCAGAAGCTGATTTAGTGATTTTCACCACTTTAGCTTCGTCATAAAGATAAGCAACATAATGCTTATCAGAGAATAATGCAGTTGATTTGTGTGAAGCATGACGTTCAGTTTCTAAGAAAAAGTCACGCTTAGTAATAAGTTTCACTGCGCCTCTTTTAGCAAGAATAGCTTCGCCCTCTTTAATTTTATTGCTACGTACAATAATCGCTCCTAACGCCTCTCCAAAAGCACCTTTAACGATTACATCATCACCCAATAAAGTAGCACGTGTGAAGTTATCAGTAGCACTAGCACGTAATTTACCAGCATCTAAAGGATTTACAAATAAAACCATTGGTTCTAAATCTTCATCATTAAATTTATCAATTGCTGTTTGTAATCCAGCTAATTTAGTAATATCAGCCTCTACTGTTAGAGTAGCACCTTGAAGCGCTTCTAATACGTCATTATCTACTTTATTAGCGATTGCTAAACCGTGTTGATGTACTGCCTCGCCTTTAGGATCCCCGTAACCAGATAAAAGCGCCTCATCCGTTAATACAGTACCTTTACCAATCTTGCGAATAGTTGCCTGACGCTTTTTAGTTTCGATTAAATCGATTGGGATTTCTTCACCTTCAGGCACTACTTTTGCATCACCACTGTAAACAAATGCCGGGAATGTAATTGTGTTACCAGGTTGGCCTACTAACGTGTTATCGATGTCCGCGAATTGCGCGAATTTTAATTTTTTATCCAATTCTGCTTGCATCATTGGAGCCAATACTTCCGGATTGACCATATTGGCAAGTTTAGTCATATTTTCTAACGCCATGAATAATTACCTCACTTTATTGATTTAATAATTTGTCGTACGTTTCACGATGGTTGTAGAACAAGTCCTCACGTTGAGCGACTGTCATTTCGTCAAATTGCTCTTTTGTGATTCCTGTGTTAATTGCATCCCCATCGTTAGGAGTACGCCCTGTAGCTTTGTTATCAGCAAATAAATAAGGTTTAGACTCTTGCAGTGCTTTTACTGCATCTTCTAAACCTTTAACGTTGCCATCTTCTTGAAGTTCAAGATTACTTTTATCAAGCATCAACAGAACATCGTTAGCGTCGTTTGCATCTTTGGCAACCGCTAACTTGATAGCGTTATTAAGTTGTGATTCTTGGTACTTATTTTGCCAATCTGCATTAGCTTGTTTAACTTGTTCGAGTTCCTTTTGAATCTCGCTTTCATCTTTAGCAGATTGTTCTAATTTTGCAATTTGTTCATCACGATTGTTGATTTCTGCTTTTAAGTCTTTAATCTCGGCGTTCTTATCGTTTAAACGTGAACGTGGTACCATTCCAGATTGCGACTCGTCTATAGCGTCTAATACCTTTTGTTTATCAACCTCACCGTTTGCAAATTGCTCTAATAATGCATTTAAGTCCATATTTAACTACTCCTTTTACGTTTTTTACGTGTAACGACACGAAAGTATTATAAAAAGAGCAGTTTAACGACTTACTCTAGGTCGAGTGGTTAACGTTTACCACCAACGAGATAATTGGATCACCTTAACCTTTCCGTTTTGACTTCTCCCATTCACGATATGATACTGTAGGAATCACTTCTGTAGAACCATCGTCATTGCGTACACGCATTACACCTGGCAGTTCATCCTCATCGATGTAATACAGTAACTTACAGCGACAATTGATATTCTCTTTAGCACTGGCCACACCCACAAATAAATGTGGTGCTTGTCCTACGCAGCCACTAGATTTGAAGTTATCATCTATTTCTACTGACTTACCATCTAAATGACGATGTGTGTCACGTGTGCACGCATCTTTAGTAGCTGACCAACGTTTCATCATCTTCATTCCATTGTTTTTAGCTACCATAGCACTGTCTAATCCTGCTTGTGACATCGCTCTGCCTGCCTCTGTACGCGCCACTCGCAACGATTGAGCCTTAGCTATACCCAAATCATCACGTAACGCTTTGGCTATCTTAGAATAGCCCTCGCCACTCATGATACCTTGCGTAATGTGTATGCGAATGCGTTTAAGGACCTCGTTGCGATGTTTCTGTAGGGTCGGAACTAAACGGATAAATTCAATAGGTTGTTCAATCGCTTTGTTAATCACAGACACAGTAGGTACATCGAATTCCATTGATGATTGACTAGCCATTTCATACAAATAAAGACTCATCATATACTTCTCGATGTAAGCATTATGTTGAGTCTCTTTTATAGCTTTAGCTACTTGGTTATAATCTTCGGTCAGCATTTGCCCTATACGTACAAGCTCTTTATTCAAACGATTGTATTTATTGAATTCTGTCCACGTCACATGAGGGTCATCTGATTGGTACTTTTCGAACATATCTGCTAATTCTTGATTGATTACTTTCAATCGCTTAGCAAATAACACTTCTAACGGTTTTTCTGACTTAGCAATCAATTGCTCGATATATTCATCAATTTGTTTCTGGTTCGTTATCTTGCGCTCTGTCATTAGCGTCACCCTCTAACGGTGGTAATTGTTTATTGAAGTCAATGTTATCTTGCTCTATACGTTCTAATTCTGCCACAGGGTCATCTACCCATGGATGATTAGTAACGACAGTCTCTTTTGATAAGTATTGCGATTGAACGCCAATTTGTGATTGCTCTAACTCATTGACCATTACATTAAAGTTAAATGTGATCTCGACATCTTGTACCTTAATGTTTAGTTTATAGAAATCGATGATGTACTGTAACAACTCTTGCAAAGCGGTTAAAGTCTTATTCTTAAGTTTGTTAGCTTTTAAATCTAAGTTACTATACATGAATTTAAGTGCGATTCCCGACGGGCTATTACCGAATTTGTCTTGTTGAAAATCAACACCTTGTCCAAATTCAATAACATAATCACGTAGCATATCTAAATATTCTTTTGACGATTGTACTGGCACTTCAATTTGAATCGTATCTACACCGCTACCATCACCGTCAACATTAATAGCTTTATAGTATTTCAGGTTACGCATAAACTCGTCTAAATCTTGACCCTCATAACCTTTTAAGATGTATATCAATTCAGTTGATTCGTCAAAGGTATTCTGCGTATCAGATAAACGCTTATCCATTGCGTCGATGATTGTCTTATACATAAATAAGTCACTCATCTCTTGAGGGTTATTCTTAAACGGAATAAAAGGAACACGCCCCCAACTCACACGTTTATTACCCACGTAATAGTGTGATTGAATGTGTTCTTCTCCATGGTAATAGTCAGGAATAAGTATTCCGTCTTGATATTCATAGTATGTGACATCTGTATCCGTCCAATACTCGACACGTTCAGCACCATCTAGTCTGTAATACCTAATAAACGCTTTTAACGTGTCACGCTCTTTATTTGTCCAAATAGGGATTGCTTGTTCTGCAGGTACTCTGAATGTCTTGAATTCTCCATTTTCATCAACATAGGGTTGAATCCATTCAATACCTTTATTACTTGCTGCAGTAAGTATATCCACTAACTTATCGTCCCACTTATGATTTAACACTTCTTGGATTGTTTTGAGCGATTTATCGTCATCACTAGAGAACGTCACGGGGTTAGCTACTGCATATGCTACTTTTTGGTCTACTAAATTCTGATGATAGTTGGTGTACATACGCCAGTCAGGCTTTAGAGGGTCAATTTTCCCTCTATTATCCAACTTAGGTGCTAGCCTTAATACATCAGGGTCGTGATTATAATACCTTTCGCCCACTGTAATATCTTCTATTTTAGGTTTATGATCATTGATTAAACGAATTATCATTTCTTCTTGCGTTTCATATTTAGGTTTAATCTGCTCAACAACTCTTTCATGATAAGGCTTTTCGTTTGGCCAAAATATAACAATCACCTTCTTTACGTTAAAATTGAAATCTTGTTCTGACGCATGTCACGCTCTAGTGCATAGCGTGTAGCATCAATAGTATGGTTGTCTTTATCTTCTAACTTAGGTTTAACGTTACCGTCTTTATCTGTTTCGAAGTCAATATTCTCAAATTCACGTGCAATATTAGGCGTCCGATTAGGGTCAATCACAATAGCATCTAAATCATTCAACCATTGCTCCCCATATTCAACTGAATCAGGCCCCTTTTTAACCCCTTTAATACGTTTAATACCGTGTTCTTTTCGTAACTCATCAATAGACTTAGGTTCAGCGCTATCTGCGTATATGTCATCACTTTGATAACCTTTTGACCAAAGCCACTTACCAAACTGCCTATTACTAATTTGCACGCCATAATACTCATCTACGGCGTATATAATACGTTTCTTTTTATCGTAATGCCAACGTACAAAGGCTAAAGGGTCAGTAGCATATCCGAAGTCAACAGCGTTACGTATGTTATCAAACGACTTAAACAACTCATCAGGTATTTTCTCTATCTGTAAGTTGTTGAATGGTACAACACCACTTCCTATAGCCTCGCCTAAGTATTCCCAACGATAACGTAACTCATTACGTTCTTTCGCAGCTTCTGCCTCATCGATAAACTGTTTAGCGATAAACGGATTATCTAAGTATGTAGAGTGATGTACAAAAGTGTTGTCAGGTTGGAATGAGCTTTCATACTTTTTGTTAACCCAGGACTGTTTACGTTTAGGCGGGTTATAGCTAAAAAAGAATTTGTAAAATAATCCATCGTCTAACTCACCACGTAACATTGAGTTTGTAATCGTAGTCACTTCATCTTCTGTTTTAAATTCCGCTAATTCCTCAATCCACATAATAGAAAAAGGAAATCGACTATCTTTTAACGACTTCAATCGTTCAGGGTTCTGTGCTCCTCTAAAGATAATCCGATTCCCTCTAGGTAAATATGTTATTTCCATTGGCGATACTTTCACTTTAAATAGGTGCGATACCTTTTGCTGTTCTATTGCCCATTTTATTTGTTCAAACACAGAAGTTGCTAATGTGTTATCCGTCTTACGTACAACCACTGCATTCATCGGGTAACGCATGATTAATTGTGTAATGATAATTGATATATCAGACGACTTACCACTACCACGGCCACCCTTACCAACCACATTAAGTATGTTCGGGTTTTTCGTAGCACGCCATAAATCACGAAAGTGTTCAGGTATCAGTTCAGATAAATTAATCGATGTCATCATTGAATGTCACCGCGCCCTGCATTGAAATCTCTTGTTTTTCGACCGGATTATATCCAGTACGATCAAGAATATCTTTCGACGCTTGGAATCGTACTAATTCACTTTTGGCATCTAATAAATCAATCATAGTTTTTAAAGCTTGAGGCACTGCACTTTCCAAATGATGTGCTTGGTACGCCATTAATCCTGCCTTAAATTTGTCGTTAGTCTTCCACCTACTTATAGAGGGCGTAGGCGTGTTAATTTCCACTGAAATCTCTTTGTCGGATAAATTTGTCTCATTCTTGATACGTATATATTCTCTTTGTTTTTTTGATAAATTTAAATAATCTTCGAAATTAACGCTGTTTAACATATTAGCCATCTCATATATCACCAACTCTCACGGTTAAGCACCTTATTTTGACGTATAAAAAAAGACACTGTGCGTATACAGTGCCTAGTGATTATGTTTTGTTATTTTATTTGAGCTTTACACTCATATGAATGTATACCGCCTACCCATCGGATAGACGGTCAGGTAATCGGGTGCGCAACATATACATGATAAACGCTTGCCCAATCACCTAATAAGCGGAGTGAAACACATAGGTTATACACTCATATCAATGCAAAGACGCCCAGTTTTCTCTGGACGCCTAATTTAGTTACTAATCAACTTCACTAAATAGATGAAACCACAATTTGAAAGGAGGGAAAATGTCGTCATCGCAGTGCTTATATTAAGCACACACTTATTATATTAAAGATTTTGATATCCTCAAAATAGTGTCATTTTCGTCATTTCTGTCATTTTCGTCATTTTCGTCACTGCAATAAGTATATTTTCTCTGCAAGTTCATCACGTTTGGCAAGAAAGTTATTTCTATTTATTTTAGAGTTAGGCATCTTCTTAATAATATCTTCCCTGTTGTAACCTTTTTTTAATAAGTCAAGAAAACAAAAATCAATAGTACCTAGTTTTTGTTGGGCCTTATTAATAAATTCTATTTCTTCCAGCATTTGTGAGTAACGTCTATTAGTTCTGTCCAATCTAATAACAATATCCTCAACTTTACTGTTATTCTCTCCTTGCGCTTTAGGCAGTGTAGCTTGAATACCATATTGCGCGATTGAATTACTATCGTATTCAGGAATTGCATCAGCTATTACATTACATTTAACTTTATGTGTACCAATCATATTAAGTATGGCTTCTTTGCTATACATCACGTTCCCCCTCAAAGTATCTTAATCTACTCTCCAGCACTTTCTTTTCATATTCCCTAGCCTCTAATTTGCCTTTAAGTTGTGCGTTTTCAGTGATGAATCCTAGTAGCAATAATGTATATATCACAAACAGTATAATCCACCACATCTAATATTCCTCCGTCTCAACTTCATCTTGTAGGTACATATCATTCATTAATTTCTTCGCACCCTCATAAATCAGAATCGTTACCAGCGTGTGTAATACCACTCTTAAATATTTCATATGATCACTCCTTATTATCCGTTCTAGTATCTACCGCATTTACAACTTTTCTGAACCAATACACAATCTGTTCATCAGTCATACTTCTCATTAAAGGACTTTCTTCCCTTGCAAGTTTTATTATCTCTTTATCAAACTCTTCTTTATCCTCTTTAGATTTCTGTTTATAATCTCTAACTGCCTTTGTATATTTTTCTGGTAACTTAAACATTACTATCACTCCTTATTAAGTAACTCCTTGATTCGTTGCAGTATATCTTTACTACAAGTCGTCGGATTTGATGAATGTTCCATTTCTTGTTTCGCCTGTTCTGTCTTTAATCTCGTCATACGCATATTGCAAACACTCCTCTAATGTCCAATCATGTTGTTGTGCCAATATTATTAATGTAACCACTGTGTCGCCTATACCGTCTTTAAGTTCATCTATACGGTTACGTGACATAGCTTTTGCAATTTCTCCCGATTCCTCCCACACTTTCAGCGCTTGTCTGTCAGGGTTTCCATTGTGTAATTCTTTATCAATACTCCATTGTTCTACTTGTTTGATTAATTGATTCATTTATTTGTCCTCCTCCTACGTTCTAACCTCTACAAAGTAATCTATCAATTTACCGCCCCAATCATTTGCAATAACTTGTGCATTATATCGCGACATAAATTTGGTAGCGTCATTAATGTCATGTGTTGGAAACCACCCCATATTAAGCGCGCCTTGTTTTAGGTAAACATCTTCATTCACTTGAACTACAAAATGTTTTAATTTTTCCATGTTACTCTCCCTCCTCATTCCATTTACTGCCTTCCTTAACTAATCCACGTACAGTTAATTCATGACTCAATCTATACTCGTTATCGTCCTCTTGATACCACACATCAGCTAGGTATCTTCCGAATGCATCGGCTTTATATGTCTGCACGTACACGTCCTTACCTAGCACTGTGCTAGTCGTAAATGCTTTAGCTTCATTGCAATTAACTTGGCCACGCTCTGGCGTATCCACACCGAGCAATCTGACACGTTTGATCGTATGGGTTTCAAATCCCATATCTAAATCGATAACCAGTGTATCCCCGTCGATCACACGCAATACCTTGGCTTTGAAAATGTATAGTTTATTGTTTAGCTTCATCTTTCAGCACCTCATCTAAATCCATTTTTAATTTTTCTAGCAAGAACAAACTTTCATTTAAGTCTTTGTTATTCAATGCTTGTTCAATTTCAGTAGAATATTGGTTAGAAATAAAAATAATTTTCTGTTTATACTCGTCCCGTTCTGCACGTAACTTTGCGATGTCTTCGATGAGTGTGTCACGTTCTTGTTTGTACGAGTCACATTCTTGAATTAACTTTTTGTACCAATCAGTTTTTTCTAATGTAATAAAATCACTCATTCCATCATCTCCTTCTCCTACATATCAAATATGCTAATCTGACTGCCTAACTCCTCTGCGTACATTAGGTTATGTCTAGCTTTAAAGTCGTTGAATTCATTAATTGGATAGTAACCGTCAATATGGCTATACTGTCTTTTCGGTAAACCAATCATAATGTAACCACCGAAAGTTTCACGGACTACCAAAACTTTTTCTCCTGCATTGTTATATAAATGAAACGTGGTCATCGCTTTAAATCCTCCAGTATCTCATCGAATGTCTGAATCCCTCTGCCCTCTGTAATTTCTAAAATTACGCCATATACATATTGATTAATTGAAAACTCTTGTCTGTCCTGTTCTTTCGAAATATGCCCTGTACCTTGTCGAACATCTGTACACTGCACATAGACTTTAGGAATCGCATAAATAGACGTGCTTAATCTTGATAAATCTTTAAGCATATACTGTACAAATCCCATTTCGCAAATCGTACCTTGATTGTGTGGTAGGTAATCGAATATTAGTATTTGACTTGTCATCATACCTAGCGTGTCGTTATCCACAATTCGTTCTGCTAAATTGTCTTGATTTGCATTATCTTTATCATTAATATCTTTATCATCTTGTGGCGCATAAACTTTGTAACCTAATTTAGTCAATTCTGCTTTTTCGTATTCACGTCGCATTTGGTCACCTAGATCTAACATGCCACCGCCTAAATAGACTTGTTTCATCGTTTGTCCTCCCAATTATCAAACGCTCTTTGTAGATACCAACGAGCTTTCGCCAAATCTTCCTTGTCATTTTTGTGTTGTGCTCTACTGATATACTTAATTGCATTGCCTATCGCAAACGCCATTTCTGCAGGGTAATCTTTAGTGACTTGTTCTATATAGTCAATCACTTCTATATCACCGTAAGTGTAGTGTGGTGGTTGATTAACCATATCGTTATTAGTCATAAATAGCCTCCCAATCGTCGTCATCTGTAAGGTAATAATAAAACCCATTTTCTAATTCAATTTCAGCGTTCTCTTTGCCTTTGAAGTTATACTTAAGTTCAGTGACTTTGCCTTCATAACGTTGGTTGTCTACATAGAAAGAGACTTTGTCTTTCTCGTCTAAATCCCGTATATTTATTTTCATAACTTCACACCGCCAACTTCTAGAATTCTTCCAACTGACCAGCCTCTGCTAATTTGCTTTCTAATTGTCGTTTTGTTTATGTTTGTCAATTTAGCTAGTTGAAGTGTTGTTATCTTCTGACCTTTATATTCATGCACTGCCGAACGGTCATTAGGTATCTCAGGCAATTTAAGTAGAGGTTCTGTTTTAATTTTTATTTTCTTTTTCGGAATTTCTCTCGGCACGCCTACAAAGTCGCATAAATCATAGTACGCTTTGCTAGGTTTAACCGATTGCGGTACTGTTTCAAGCCACGGCTTCTCTTTCTTCTTAGCTTTGTATCTCTGATACGCCATTTCCATTTGATACTTGTCATATTTATCTTCAGACGATTGCGTCGGTTTCTCTCCATTTCGATGTAAAGCTAATACTGTATGCATATTAATCACCCTCAATAATTTTCAGTGCGTCTTCTACACTGTATGCTATGCCTGCCAATGCTCCGTTTTGTTTGACCACATCTATAAATTTGTATTGGTCATCACGAACACGACCACCAGGCTTTTTAACTTCTATAAAAAATATCTGTCCATCTTTTCTAAATCCGAATAGATCACTAAAACCTTTAGGCAATCCTGTATCAAAAAATCTACCGTCTTGTGTTCTAACTTTTCCTACATTCGCTCTGAAAATTACATTTTCTTTAGATGCAGCTATTCGAATTAAGTTCTGAATATCTTGTTCGGTCATTTAAACCTCCTATTTGGGAACGAATGGGAATGACCTTAGGGAGTGTCAAACCTTGTCATATTAAGGGTTCTAACCCATTTGGGAGGCTGGGAATAACTTTTAAAGTTTTTCCTATATATTTCTTACTTCTATTTCTTATATTTAACTTTTATATTTTTACTCCCATTACTCCCAAAATAATAAATAAAGTAGTATAAAGTACTGATATGACTGGATTTCTTGTTGGGAGTGAAATTGATTTTTCATTCCCTAAACGCTCCCTAATGTCTTTTTTGACTCCCAAATTTAGTAATTTTTAATTGTAAAACTTGGTTTGTAATTATCATCCTCTATTTGAATTCCTTGATAATATTCATAACTCGATTTTTTAACAGTGAATTTCTTTTCCATTTCAGTTCTGAATTTTTTGTTACTCATTCTATATTGGTGATTGTCTCTAGCCCATGTGTCATAAGCTTTAAATAACTGACTTGTACGAATAAATTTAGTTTCTCCGGTTTCACAAACATCTCGGATAAATAATTCCGTACTATCCATTTCCGCCCTGTACTCATCTCTTTGCTCTCTAACAATTTCAGGTTCGGATAATCCGATACGTTGCCATTCAAGGTAACCATCAACACACCACTTAATGATTGCAGGCAGTTCTTCTTTTAATTTTTGAGGTAGCTCACGATCAACTTCATGTAGCGGTATTTGTTTAGCAAACGGAATAATTACAAATCGTCTCCAAATACCTTCATCAGTACCACGTACATACGGTTTATGGTTAGTTGCCATCCACAGTTTTAATTGTGGTGTAAATTCAAAACTGTTCTCATGTAATTTACGAGCAGATATTCTGTCACCACCGGTAATCTGTTTTAACAATCCTTCGTCGAATCTGTCACCCTCATTAGGTTCTGTCGTGGTAACAAATCTAGCGCCGTCTAATTTTGCCAATTCAGGCGTAGGACCACCGTTGTTACCTAACTTCGATGTCATAATCACCTGTGGTTGAATATTCGTTGAGTAGTCTCCAAACACTTCATTAATAACGTCTAAGAATACTGATTTACCATTTCGACCATTACCATATAAAACAAATAAAACTTGTTCTGTGGTATATCCTGAAAGTGAATAGCCGATGCAACGTTGAATAAATTTAATTAACTCTTGATTTCCTAGAAAGATATCATCTAAGAATTGCTCCCACTTCGGACAATCCGCTTTATCTGTATATTCAATATTGGATATTTTAGTAAAATATTTATTTTTATCATGGTCTAATAACTCGCCATTGTTTAAATTGATGTAACCGTTTTGCGTATTAAATAGGGAAAAATCTGTATCGAAATTGTGGTTATGAATAGGTAGTAAATGCTGACATTCTTTCATCATGTTTTCTTTTTTGTTATGGTTACGTGAATCTTTCCAGTGTCTCGTTCTAAACTTTTTAATTTCTTCATCTTTGTAACCCTCATAATGTTCAGCTGATATTTTTTCATCTTTAAGGCTTGCTACTACTTTATCTACTAGTGTTTTCATTTTTCCTGAATCGTCTTTTTTCCATCTTTTACCATCGTAGTAATACCAAGAATTTGCGGTATAGTTGTAGCGAATAAAATCTCCAAATTTATCTTTTAGTCGTTCTGCATTACCAGTATCATCATACGAATAGCGTTTATCCTTTTTAGCAGGTTTAACGTCTTGATCCATAACATATATTTGGAAATCATTATCTGGTGACACTTCAGGAATAAATTCGTTTTGACACCCATCAATCGCTTTACTGATAGTCTGATTACCATATGTGTCGTCGCCTCTTGTTTCATCCCATTTATCCCGATACAATACCGATTTTCTAAATATTTCATCCATCTTATGTGGATCACGTGCAGTCCAGAACGCTAAATCATTACATAAAGCAAGGTCAGCCTCAGATTGCGAATTGTAAAATTGAGACCAATCTCCCTCAAATAATGTCGTGAAGCGTAATCCGTTTTTTGATTTTTTAGCAATATCAATAATTTGTTCAGCTGATAAATCGTTACCGAAACCTTTACTTGTATTAATAACTTTCTTTTCTGTATCAGGCTTTAAAATATACTTACTATGCAAATAGGATAGTTTGTTCATTTCATCTTCTGTAATTCCTCGATAACCACCGATATTCTTACCAGTCATCGTAAAGAAACGACCTTTGTCATAAATTTCGACGTTTCCACGTCTTCGCCCTTTAGGTGGCAATTCACCTTTAAGAATCAAGTGAATTCCGTTACCTGACGGGCTGATTTCTGCATATGTTTCAAGTACATCTATAAATTCTGAAATTATATTATCTGAATCATCGTTTTCTAAATATTCAGTAATCTCTTGACTTACATCATCTAAATCAACACCTACATAAGGTTCTTTAAAGAAAAATCCTATACCGTCATAATTGACTGATAAGCTTGCAGCATCTTCGAATGACACCCATGTTGATTCATCGTTTGACTTTGCAAATTCATTAGTGAGAGGGTTATATGGACGCTTTGTTTTGCGTCCATTTGTACCCTTTTCAATCTTGAAACAACACCAATGATCTAATTCTTGTAATTCATAGGGTATGTTGTCGTACATAATAACCCTCCTTGTTTATTTACCTTATGAATTAAAACGGTAAGTCGTCATCCTCGATATTGGCTCCTCCGCCTGCAAATGGATTAGAACCGTCTTCAGTTTTAAATTTGTGATTTAATTCAGGGAACTGTGTATTCTCCCAACGTTTAACATTTAAATTCTCATACGTTTTGCCGTTATATTCTGATATTTCGTTTTTCACTGACACTCTCACTGATTTACCTAAGAAATCTGCAAATAATTCTTCGATTGATTTATAAGCTTTACCTTGTTGTAATTGTGCAGCTGCTCCAATTGTGTTAAAGAATCGCATGTCGTACTTTCCAGTAGCTTTAGCTTTCCAAATCTTGTGGAAGATTTTACTGTTTTTATTTTTTTGATCAATATCGTTACGAATTGTTAATTGCACATCCACATATTCTGTTCCTGATTTAGTTGCGTTTTCTTCAAATTTAGTAATTACTGTTTCATAAGTACCGTCTTGAATACCTCCGTCGAAAGTATCTTGCATGTTTAAAGTAAAGTTAGTCATAATTAAAATTCTCCTTTTGGATTAAAATATTTTTCTACAGCTTGTCTGCGTGCTTCTATAGCATCTTTTTCATTTTTGAAATAACCTAGGTGTTTTTGTTTTCCATCGATTGTTATCGTCGCTATCCATTTCTTAGATTTTTTTTGCCACGTATAACCTTTTGACTTTTTATATTTGAAATATATTTTTCGGTCAATTTCTTTTTGTTTTTTTACTACAAAATCATTCATGATTATTTCGTTGTAAGTAATTTTTTTATATTTATTGTCTTCATCTTTTATGAGATGATTGAGGTTATTAATGTTAAATTGGTTTAAATATAAAACGGCCTCTCTAAAATTATTAAAATATTTCGTGTGAGTTTGTTTTTTAAAGTTAGTTTTTACTTGCCACGATTTAGATCTTTTGTCAAAATAAATCCCATTGTATCCTGTTAATGACTGACTAAATGTGTTATCTTTAAGCTTTTTTGCATGTACGCCATCTTTAAAAATATTTTGGGTTCTTTTGGCAGAAACTTTCTCATCACTCATTGATTCTCTGAACTTATTTTTATGAGTAACACTTCCTATATATCCTGTAATTTTTTTATTTTTAAAATTTGACGCTAGACCTTCATAAAGCTCACCAGTTATAGTATTTCTAGCAATAACTATTTGATGTCCTCCATTACTACGTTTACCAGTATCACCAATTATTTCGTAAATTCCGTAAACTTTTCCTGATATATCTTCTGCGTTTCTAGCCACCTTGCATCACCTCAACATTCCTAATCGTTTTGCCTGAACATAAGCCCAACCGGGCTTGTAACCTAAATTTCGAGCTAATTCATATAATTCTTCAACTGAATTACAATCTTCAGGCTTACGCATTTCCAATACAAAACTACTTCCTACTTCTTCTAATTCAGCTGACTCGTCGACTTCATAATCGCCTCTCTCAGGAGGTGGCCACTCATAATCACAATAGGGGCATACACTTTGAGCAGCATGTACAACACCTAAACAATTCGGGCATTCCTTAGCCATAACAGTATTTTCTTTGCTGCGTTTTTTCTTTCGACCTTTAAAATGAACTTCCCAATCATGTTCAGTATTTGGTAAACCGTGGCGTAAATAATTGCCTACATGATCAATAATGATTGCTGTTTTATCAGGTTGATAACGCATAGCACGCATTGTCTGTTGAATAAAAAGTGTGAGTGATTCTGTAGGGCGAAGTAAGATAACGCATTGACAGTCTGGTATATCGACACCTTCACCGTAAAGTTCGGCGTTAACCAAAATTTTCACTTCACCTTTTCTGAAAAGATCCATAGCTTCTCGACGTTTTTCTTTGTTCGTTTTTCCATCAACTTGTAGAGTTGCATAGCCTAATTGATTAAACTTTTCAGCAACACGCTTACTCGATTCAACGTTATGAGTATAGATAATAGTCTTTTTGCCATCTGCAAATTTTTTATAATTCTCGACCACATCACCATAGATTGTCGGCTTCATTGCTTTATCAATAGAATCGTTCTTATAATCACCTGTAGAAGCGTGTTTCAGTTTTTCATTATCAATTAAATTAACCGAGTAGTATTTAAAAGGTGCTAATCTTTCGTTTTCTATTAGCCATTCGACTGTTTTTCCTGGTATTAGTTCGTCAAACAAATCTGTAAAGCCTTTAGCATTCATTCGCCAAGGTGTAGCAGTGAATCCGTAAATATATGCGTCGGGAAAGGATTCGAATATATCTACATAAGTTTTAGCTAATGAATGGTGTGCTTCGTCTACCAGAATAATATCAGGTGTCGGTTCTTCGTCTCGTTTAACTCTATTTCTAATTGTTTGAACCATTCCTACATGGCATAAATCCATATCAACATCATTGGCTATGAAAGTTTGTTTGATTTGATTTACTAATTCGATTCTGTGGACACAAAATAAAACTCTATTACCTTTGGCTGTAGCTCGTCTTGCTATTTCTGACATCGTGACACTTTTACCACTGCCTGCGGGGCTTTGTACCATTATTCGTTTATTATTATTAGCCATGCTTCGATGAATACCATCCAGTAATTCATGTTGATAATCACGTAGGGCTATCATCTGTATCACCGACTTTGAATAAATCTTCTTGCAGGCAATGTTCTCTGTTGTCTAATTGATTTTTAGCGAATATCTGATTCGTTGGCATCAAGATAAATCCTCGTTTACCCGATTCTTTATTCACTATCAATCGAGCAACTACCTGACATAATCCGGCAACGTTATCACGTATGGTTTTACGAATATCAGGTACAGATTGTGTGATTTGTTGACCGGCAGGTGTATAAAAGTCATAGTTTGTTTCCCACGCTAGCAATACCAACCGTTTATTTAGTGATTGAAGATATCGCAAGCTATCAATTGTGAAGAAGTCTACTCGTTGATAATGTGACATTTCAGGTACTCTTTGGTTTTTTCCTGTTCGTCCGAGATTCGCTAGCATTGATCTAAACAGTTCAGATAAGTTGTCGATTACGATATTGTCGTAGTTATTAAGTACCGATTTATTATTTTTATCAGCAAACCACTTCATTAGTTCGCCCCATTCTTCCCATGCCTCGTGTGAGTTGAAATCTAGGATATCAATGCTCTCATTACCTTTTAAAGGACGTTCAGATTTGTCTACGTTGACGTATAATGTTTTACCAGGTAAGAAGTTTAAAGTGTGAGTCTTACCACTACCAGGTTTTCCGTAAATAAAGTAAGTAGCTTTGTCGGTTGTAATGTCTTTGGCGCTTGATATATTGAAAGCCATTACTTAATCACCAAACTTTCACTTTCACGAAGTTCTGCACCCTCTACTGTGATGCCTGCTTTAATATCTTCTTTTATTTGTTTTTTATTCAATTTCGGCGCTTGTGATATCCAGTAATCACT